TGCACCTTCAGAAGTCACAGCAGCGCCAGTGGTGTTGCCAGTAGCAGCACGTGTGCCGGTGGTGTGTTGCTTGATTGACTGAGACATGTTGACTTCATCAAAGCCCAACACGCCTGTGCCCATCATGCCGTTCTTGAACTGCTTGCTGATGGTGTCGGTGGGGTTAAACAAACCCTTCATGCCTTCAACCAAACCAGCGTTAGCCGCGGGGTTGACGGTAGCGTAACGTGGTGACATCACGGCAGCGTTTTCGTTAAGCTTCTGCTGGGCTTGCAACAAGACCAAAGAAGTAGAAGGAGTGGTGCCAGGGGTGCCAACGGAGTTACCGATGGTTTTGTAAGCATTGGCAACGTCAGCATCAATGCTGGAGGCCAATTGGCTGATACGAGGCTTCAGAACACGTTCTGCGAAGTCGTCCAATTGCATGGTCAATTCAGCAGATGTGAAGTTCACGCCAATGTGCTTTTGTGAAGCAACAGTCAAAGTGGTGAACTGTTCGTTGTCGTCTTGAACTTGCAAGGCGGCACCGTCAGTTACCAGAGCGCGGTCGGGTAAACGGATACGCAGTGTAGAACCAATCTTGGCACCTTCAACAGCAAAGCTGTCGTCGTACTGACGGTTTACGTTACGGGTGAGCACCAGGTTGTTCTCGAGAATCTCAAGAGCTTTGCGGGTGATCATGTCGATCGTTAAGATACTATTAGACATGGAAAAAATCCTTCAAAAATTGTTTAGCGGTTTGCCTGTGCTTGCCACTTTTTCATCTGCCTTGCTCTTTCAGCTTCAATCCATTGCGAATCGGTCATGGTCTTAGTAGACCGTGGATCAGTAGTGTCATAAGCTGGGCCCCCAGAGGAGCGAGCGGTGACAGGCGAAATCGGTGCTGGCGCAGACGTGGTTCGTTTCACGGGAGGATCATTGGCCATTTTGGCCTCAATCTTCCCAATTTCTTTGGCTTGCACGATAGGCGAAAGACGAGAAATTCGATCTGCTTCCTTGGGGTTGGCACCGAGGTAGTAAGCTACTTCAGGGCCTATGTCCGAGGCTCGGATCGACTCAGCCATCACGTCTGTGATTGGAAGTTTCGGGTTGTATGCGACTTGTTCAAAGTCATCATACTTAGACCGAGCTTCTTCTTCCTTTTCGTGATAAGACTCAATGATTGCAGATTGCTGCCTTGCTTGTTCTCGCTGGGCAAGCAGTTGTTCGGCTTTCTGATATGCCAATGCGTCTGCATAGGCTTCAGTGCTTTCAAACTGATCGACTGACGGGATACTTGCTGGCGCTCTCAGCGTTTGGGCTTCCGCTTGACGTTGAGACTGCTCTCTTTCCCACTTACGTTGTTCTCTTGCAAGCCTTTTGCCGATTGCTGCATCAAGTTCTTCTTGGGTAAAAACCCGTGAAGGCTCTTTTGCTTCTTCAGCGACTTCCGGCGTTTGATTTGCTTCCTGAGTGGCCGTCACTTCTGGAGCTGGCGCGGAGTCTACTTCCGCTAAGGGTTGTTGGACTTCTTCAGTCATTTTTGAATCCTAAGATCCCCTGGTGAGCCGCACCAGTACGGGTTTTGATTATTCGAAAATGATCGTTGCTGACACTGTACCTGAAATTACCACGTAAATGCCGTTATTGACGTAAATACCGTCAAGAGGGAGCACATACGAGGTTGCAGCGGTAGGTGTGAACACACTCAGAACAGTCCGAGTTGTGGTCGCAGCAGCAGAGTCATAAACCGTGATAGTCGGCGTGGCAGACGCCGCGCTGACAAAAATACCTTTAAGTTTGCCGCCCATTGGCTTGATGTTGGCGGTTGCGGTGATTTGTGCAAAATTTGCCATGATGTTTCCTTACGCCAAAAAGCGGAGTTTATACAGAGTTGAAAGATACAACTCAATGATGTTGTCGATGAGTTGTTGCAACGATGAATCAGACTTGTCGACCACTTCGTAGCGGCACTTTTCAATGTCATCCAATTGCCCTTGCAGGAAGTCAATGATGTTGGACGTCTTGGTGGCTGAGTGCAAAGTAATTGGCCCCATCAGGCCATGACGGCCTTGGTAGGCTTCAGCAAATGCGTCAGCATGGTCAATGATCTCATCATAAAACGTGTTGAGCGCAACGTGCTTGGAGTAGCTACGGGTGTTGAGATGGACGCTATGCGCCACATCACGGGCGAGGAACAACATTCCTACAAAATCAGCGGCCTTGTACATCATTGGGGCATTCCTTGTGGTGGCATCATTTCGCCTTCGGGCATCATTTCTTGTTCAGGTTGCATCATTTCTTGCTGGCCACGATCAGGCATTTCATTAACCATGTTTTGCGATTCCATAGCTGCAGCAACGACGCCCATAGCAATATCTTGGATTTGTTGCTCAGTCATACCGGCTTGCACAGCAGAAATGCGCTGTGTTTCAGCTTGGTACAGCTTGATTTCAGCTTCAAAATCTTTGCGTTGCATGTCTTGCGCTTCAATGGATTTACCCACGTTTTGCAACATTCCATGCAACTGGTCAAGTTCTTGACCCATCGCTTGGATCTGTTGCTCGGCGGCTTGCAGTTCGGGCGGCTTGTCGCCGTCGGCCATGAGTTTGGGGTCGATGGTTTTGGCAAAGCGCTTGGCCATCTCTTGCGCGCCAGGCCAGTCCATGTTCTTCACAAACAAGTCACCAGCCACAGCCCACAAACTAGGGTTGCCCTGCAACAGTTGAGCCATTGCTTCCAAGGCTTCTTGGCGCTTAGTTGCGTAGCCTGGGCCGGTCGCCACCACCACGTCGTACTTGCCGACGTTGGGGTTGTAGATCTTGTCGATCACAATGTCGTCTTGCACAATCTTTTTGACCGGCTCTTCTTGCATCGGGTCAATTTTGACCATGCTGGTTTCGCCGTCTATGCCAATGATGCGAGCCACGCGCTGGGTGTCGTAAATCTTGGGGATCAAGTCCACCAACTGACGCACAATGTGACGCACACCACGGGCTAAGTTGTCGCCGTAGTGGTAAGTGCCCACATCGCCTTCGCGCTGGCGAGCCAAAATAGCTTTTCCTGAGCGTTCGTTTGAGCCCATGCCCAAAGATGCGTTGTATTGGCCAGTGGACGCCTTGATGTCCTCAGATGCGCCCGCTTTGGCTTGCAACAGACCGCTGGAAGCCATTGGAGGCTGTGCCCGCTGGGGTAACGGCAGCACGGCACCTTGGCCGTCGGTGACGTCTGGATTGACTTCCAAATACGGCCAATTGGTCGTGTTTGCGGTCTTCCACTGGTTCTCATAGCCTTCAAACTGGCCACCATAGCCAATGAACGGCGCTTTGGGTGCCAAAGCAAGCATCTCTGCCTCTTGGCTTACCCAGTAGTTGTACATGCGCTGGGCATCTTTGGCGTTGCGCACCAAGCCCGACACATACAAGCGGCCATCAACTTCAAATTCATTGCCGACAATGCGAACTACGGGGATGTATTTCCCCGCCCAATCGCGTTCTTCAAGAATTTCATAGCCGTTAATCTTGCAGTATTTAATCTTGACGCGATCCGATTCGCGAGTTCTTTTAGGTTTGCCATAAATTGCTTTCAGTTGTTTGTCCTCGGGGGTGCCGTCAAAAGCGGTCACGTTCCCAGGATACAGGTTAAGCGTTGCTTTGTCGTAATCTACATAGTAGTAGTCAGCAACGCGGACGGTGTCTTCCATGAGCCATTGGCTCAAATTTTGGTCACCCACACCCAGCGTTTGCAAGGTGGTAATGGGCGCAGAGTTAGGGTACATCCGCGCGTATTCGTCTTTGGTGATGTCTTCAGTAATGAAGCACCACTTAGCATCTGCACCGGTTGGGTCTTGGATTGTTGGATCCATGTAGACGCTGAATGAGTTGCGCACACGGCCAATCTTGATGTCTTGATCGAATGTGTTTTCGTCGCAGTATTCGGTCAGGATGCGGATGTAACCTTCGCCGTAGGAGACTTGGTTTTCACAGGCGGTGTCGTAAGCGACATCTGCGTCCGAGATGTACTCAATGTGTCTGACCATTCCATTGAAGATTTCTGCAACTTCAATGTCTGCATGGTCGTCGGCTGGAATAACTTTGCCACTTGGGCGGTTTTGTCTTTGGTCATTGGTCACCTGCCTTACGTGCTGGGGCAACTTGTTAACCGTCAAGCACGGTCTGGCGTTGATTGTTTGACCTTGCACAGAGCCACGGGTGGCCAACACGTCCGCAGGCCACTGCCAGCGGTTGTCAGGCGAGCCAGCGTAGAACTTCAGGTCGTCAATTTCATCTTCGCGGGACTCAGACAGCGCGCCGATGGCCATGTCCAAACGCGAGCGAGCAGTCGCCAAGACACTAGACTCGGAGTCCTTTTGCTTGCCGCCGTTGGCCACAGCACCGGCTGCGGCGATGCCTGTGTAGTCTGTCATTTCTTTTTCTTTTCTGCTTCGCGCTTGACGCTGTAAGCAATTGCCACGGCCTGTTTCACTGGCTTACCAGCGGCAACTTCGGCCTTGACGTTCTTGCGAAAGGCTTCGGGTGTTTTTGATTTAACTAGCGGCATTATTTCTTCTTCGCAGTTTTAGCTGAGTCTTTGAAATCTTTGGCGGTAGGCGCATTCTTGCTGCCAGGCTTGTTCATCTTCTCGCCAGAGCCCGCTTTGATACGCGCTTGCTTTGCGTGAATGTTACTATACAAACCAGGTTTAGTCGCCATTTTATGCCCCCATCCATGATGCGTTGACTCCACTGCCTTGCGCGTTCACGCGTCGGGTTGGTTCAACATACTGCCGATGTGCCACAGGAAACGCAAATGTAACAGCAATTGCGTCGGCTGCATCAGGTGAGGCCAGCCCCCGCGACTTCATGTCTTTCTTGCTTTCCAAGAAGATCGTTCCCCGTGAGTCAGGCTTCATCATAGGCGAAATCAAATCAGTTTTCAAGAACCGATCGTTTGGAATGCTTGCCGTCTTGAGCCATTCGCGCATGTCACCCCACATTTGCGCTCTCATATTGCCGTACATGATCGGGTTCTTGGCCTTGTTTCCAAAGTTCACGCCCTTGATTTTGTACCGCTGCTCCTTGAGCCTGTCCACAATTCCAGCACCCAGCCCGCCTTCGTCGATCACGACCAGCGTGGGCTTAAATTCATCAATCGCTTCAATCACATGCCCCACCACCGTCATAGTGTCGTCGCCACGGTGGCGCATGATCTTCACAATATCCCGCCCCTGCCGCACCGCAATGACCGTTGCATCCGCTCCAAACCGTGCGGGGTCTACGCCGATCACAATCGGGGCGCTCTGATCCTGGTATTTCGTCCGCTTCATGGCGTCGTCCACAATATCAGCCCCAATGAACTGATCATCCCCCGCGTTGGGGAACTGACCGTACACCTCGACGTGCGCCTGCGCCGAGTCTGGCCCATATTCCGCGATGATCCGCTCATATACCTGTTTGTCGGTGCCCTCGACCGTGCGCGCGTCCACCACGCGGGACTTCCAAAACTCACGTTTGCTGTTAAACGCCTCGTAAAAGTACCCAGTATTGCGGCGCGGGTTGGAAAAGGCCATCCAAAAGCGGTTTGGCGTGTTTTCTGTGAAAAAACCACCCGTCACCGCCCAAATTGAGTCGTCAATACCTGACGCCTCGTCAAAAATCACCAAAACACCGTCAAAATTGTGTACACCAGCGTACGCGTCGGGGTTTTCCGCTGACCATAAGCGTCCTTCGACGCCCCAGTAGCGGGTGCCCTTCTTCAAATCACGCTCCACAAGCTCAGTCAGCCACTTGGCAGGCATCACACGGGTGGCCGACACCTCAAACCAGTGCGAGTTGATCGACATCGCTAGCCATTTGGTGATCTCGGCCCAAGTGATACTTCTGAGTTGGGACTCACTGTTGGCCGATACGATGGTCGTCGAGCCAATCCTTGTGGCCACCATCCAAATGACCAGCCAACTGACCAGTGCTGACTTGCCAATACCACGGCCAGACGATATGGCCTCTTGCAATACGTCGAAGTCCATCTTGCCTTGGTTGAGTCGGATGTGCTCGGCCACGTCCAACAGCACCTCGCGCTGCCATTTGCGTGGCCCTTGGAAGTTTTCCAACGGTGTGCCCTTGACACCCCAGGGAAAAGTCAGCATCACAAACGCCAGCGGGTTGTCCTTGATCTGGGGCGACCATAGCCGCGCCATCAATTCCATTTCGTCTTCAGCGCTGTATATGGTCGATTGCATTTAGTGTTGGTTGTAATGTTGGACTTGGTTCACGGGCGATGACGTCTATAACGCGCTTTTCTGCTTCTCTCAGCGCGCCAGTGATGCTGATGCGCTGGTCGACATCAATGCTGATGGACTGTTTGGCCACCCAGCCGTGTGAGTGTTGCAGGATCGCCAGCGCCGCTTTGGCGTCGCCTTCGGTCGCTGCCTTGTGCAGGCAGGTGGACATCTCCAACTCGCCGTCGGCTTTGCCTTTGAGCGCAGCCATGTCCGCGATGGGGTCTAGCTCACACAGTTGCCGGTACTCTGTTGGCAACATGCCAGAAGCCAACGCCAAGGCGTCGCCTTTGAGGCCGAGCTTGGCGGCTTCGTAAATCTTGTTCAAGCGCGCTTCGGTCGCAACGATCTTGCGCGGCTCAAAAGGTAGGCTGTGAAACGTCATGCGCGGAATATACCAAACGTGGGCAATGTGGGTC